TGAAATTGGCAGCAGATTGAACGCTGAGCGCAAAGTCGCGAATCGGCTTTGTAGCGGAATTCAGTGCTTGCTGCAATTTTTCAAGCGGGGATCCAATAGCGGCACCGGCTTCGCTACCAAGGGTCTGCGTCTTACCAAAAGCAAAGATTGACGAAAGCGGTGATCCAATGCCGCGCCCCTGAATCTGATTGGCGGAAAACAGGGGATTAGAAGGTGGAGCGCTCTGAAGAGTTGGTAGCTTACCGCGAATTCTTTGGTCGCGACTCATCAGAATACCAGGGTTCAGAATTGATGACTCGCCCGCTTGTCCGGCAACCGGAGACATGGGTGCCGTTACGAACCTGGCAGAGCTGAACTTGTTGGCACTCTTGACGAAGGCGTCATCAATCTGCTTTTCAAGAAGCCCCGGAAGGTTCCTGAAAATTCGCTCAAGCTTCATTTCCGGGAATACGTCCTGGAACGTACCCCTTGCGCTCGACTCCCTCAGTATTTCGGTTGGGAAGTTCTGGAGCCCAACCGCATCAATTCGCCTTCTGTATTTAGCCGAATCAATTGTCAGGTCAGCAATGGATTGCGAAAGTGTTCCATAGTTAGCTCCAAGGCTCGGACGCTTCACCGCAAAATCAAACTGACCTGCGATTCCAGTCTGCGGATTTCTAGTAGGAAGGTTTAGGGAGGCAGTCGCTATGCCCTCTCTTGCCGTTTTAACGGCTTTCCCAACTGCATTCGCGCCAGCACCAAAGGCCTTGCTGAAGGCCGCTTCAATAGCAGAAGTACCCTGCTCAAGCCTGCTAGTAGTGGCATTGATGATGTCACTGATTAGCATAAGAATGAACTTGGGAGGGCTGTTCCTGCCAAAGACCTTATTGATCGCTTTTGTTGCAGCAGACGCAAACTTGGTTGCCGCCGCAGCAGCGCTGGATGAACCGCCGGCAAGCTTGTCGGCAAAAGTGCTTACAACGCTCGCGCCAGTTTCAGCGGCGCCAGAGACTGCGCCCTTGAGGCCGCCAGCACCAGTTCCTGTAGCTTTCCCGCCAACAGAAGCGTTGAACGCACCGATGATGTTGCTCAGGGCTTGCTCGCCACTGCGACCGCCACGGAAGACCTTGGCGGCAGTGTCTGCACGTCCGAGATCACCAAGAATCGAGGTCAGGGTTCCGGTATCGCGCTGCTGCCCACGGCCAAGCCTTTTTGCAAGCTGCTCGGATGCTTTTGACTCAGCCTGCGCATTGGCCGCTCTTTGCTTCTCTAGCGCAAGCAGTTGCCTTGTTCCGTTTAGCTCTTCATCAAGAATATCCAGGCTCTTCGCGGAAATCTCAAACGTATCAGCCTTTGCGGCATTGAGTGTATTTTGGAGCTTGACAAGGGTGTCACCAATCTCAACGCCTTTTGCCTGCGCTCCGGCAAGTTTCTCCTGCAAAAGGAGGCCAGAGGCGAGGATGTTAGCGAGTCGCTTTGGCGCATCAATTGGTGAGACGTCAGTGGTTCGGATATTTGAAGGCCTGATTTGTCCAGCCTGGCCGGCTCCAGCCTTGGTGGACACTCCACTGGAAAGCTCCTCCACCTGAGCTAATGCACTTCTCCAGTTTATTCCCTTTGCTGCAAGTTTCTGCGCCTCAGTTACTGGCGTTGGCGTTCCACGTCTATTCAGGCGCTCAAGCGACATTCGCTGGCGGTCAATTTCAGCTGTCTGACGCTTCGAGGCCGTTAGATCCCTTTCGGCAAGCGAGGAAGTTGCCTTGTCAAGCTTTTGGCGAAGCTCAAGTTTTTGGTTTTGACTGAGAAATGCTTGGTCAACACGAGTCTCAAGAGCCGCAATTCGATCAAGCTGCAGTTCAATCTTATCATAGTATCCCTGCTTCTTGATGATTGATTTCGGATCATCAAGCCTGGAGGCAGGGCCAAGCTGCGGCTGAATCTTCATACTTTGGCCACGCAGGCCAAATCCGCTCATTTCCTCGCGAACAGATGCAATCCGCTCCTCAAGAGCCCGGTACTCATTGGAGATAACAGGAACAAGAGAGCGCAGTCTTTCTAGGTAGCCAAGGTATGAGTCCATTGCGGCCTCGCTTCTTGTCACCGTGTCACCCATTGCAAGCGCGGATGCAATGAGCTTGCGGGAGCCGGCAAGATTGGCTTCTGATGTACCTTGACCAAAATTTTGACGCTGAGCCTGAGGAGATAAACCAAAGGCGATAGCCCGAAAGCGTTGCTGTTCGGCTTCTGCGAGCTTCTTGTTCGCCCCCTCTACGGCAACACTGAATCTATTGAAATCGGCAGACGCAATTTTAACGTTATTTGCAACCAGCGAAAGAGCGGATGCCTGCTCTTTGAGCTGACTTATGCTTGCGTCAAGGCCTACGTCTTTGCCAAGCCCGCCAGTTACGAGTTTCTTGCGGAGATCTCCAATGCGGAGATAGGCATCAGCAAGGCCCTGAAGCGCGTTTACGCTTGCCTGGTTTTTCATGGCAAGGCCAAGGGCTCTGTTAAGCCCGATCGCCCCGGTCTGGGCCTCCCTCTGCCTCTGTGTTAGCTGGGCTGTTTTGCTGTTGAGTTCATCAATAGCGCTGGCCGCGTCAAGAATATCTTGCTGTAACTTTTTATAGGTTTTTGTTTCTGGATTTTTCAGTCTTGACAGTCTTTGCTGCGCCTTTTCGATTTTATCAAAGTTTTTTTGAATTTCAGCTCCAGCCCCAGCAATACCCTTTCCAGCATCGTCCGAAATACGGTTAAGCGCAGTCATGCTTGACTGCAGCTTTTCCACATCACGCACAGCTCTTGACGCGGATACGTCCAGCGGGGAGCTATTTAGCCTATTAACAATGTCGTCAAGCTTGCTAACTCTTTCAATCAGCCTGTCAACAGCTGAGCGGCCAGTTACCAGAAGGTCAATTGAAGCGCCAGCCATTGAGCCAAAAACTCTTCTCTAGCCAGTATAGGCACTATAAGCGAAAACCGATTTCGACCCCTCTCCGAACATTGAAAGATAGCTGGCCGCCTCTTGTGTAGGTCTGGAACCAAAACTTCGGAGCAGTAATTGAAGCATTTGGATCTTCCCTTGTGTATCCAATGGCAATGTCAGGGCGAAGGCCAAAGTCTTGCATTCCACCTCCATCCTTGCGCCTGAATCCACGCTCAATCACCGGCTTAATGGGAGTGCCGATCGCAAAGAAAAGCCCCTCTTCTTCGTCAATTGCAATTCCAGCATAAGGAGATGAGTTCGTGATTTCAAATCTAATCATATCGCTGCCAACTTTTGAATTCAGAACTCGCTCGTATCTGCTGAGAGGGAAGTTTCTTTTGTTGTACGAGTAGACGGATCCCTCCTTTCTTGGGGGGCTTGCGGCGCCGCCAGGGATCACCACATCCCAAGCAGACGAAAAGCTGCCGCTCCACGCGGGACCGGCCTGCGCAAGTCCATTCGTCACCTCAACGGCGACCTGTTGCACCGCCTTTGCAACTGCCTTATTGATCTGCCCCTGCAGATCCTTGGCAAGGCTGATGTTTTGTCCGCGCCTTCTTACTCTGGCCATTTTTTATTTCAACTCTAGCCAAGAAAAAGGGGCCTACCGGCGGCCCCTCTTCGCTTTACTTATCGCCTCTTCTTGATCTTCCTGTTTGATCTTGAAGTAAGCTGACCAGAGGATTAGTTCCTCTGGGGTCATCGTCGTATCGACTTCGCGGAGACTCTTGCCAAGAGTTTCTGCAACTACCAGTTTCAGGTAGGTCCAGCGGTCTTCGCGGAGTTCGTCTGCGATTTTTTTGTCGAGGACTCAACCTCATCATCCTCACTGCCAAGGACAACAAGAATCAGCTTGTCAAGATCCTCAGCACGAATCGCGGTCTTCAGCTCGGGGATTTCCCCAGCTGCAAACATCGCGCTGCCATCAGCATTCTTGGCCTTGCTGACGAGCAGATAGATCAGCCAGTCGGAATCGTCATCCTTGGTCTTGGATGCAGCACGGGCATTGCGACGAGCCCGGTCACGCTCAGCTGCAACCAGCGGCGTGATATACATTTCAAGCTCGGTGAAGCCATCGCTGAGAGGAACGACCTTCTTGATTGGTTCAAGATTGGCGGCCTGCTTCAGCTTTTCAAGAGCTGTGCCGAAGCCAGTAGTGGAGGCCATGTGAATAGACGGAGGCTTGAACAGGATAGCAACAAAAAAGCCCCCGAACAAGCGGGGGCAGGCGAGGCTCCAGCCGAACAGCATCAGGTGCGGGTCAGGTCGAAGGTGACGTTGCCAGACGGACGGAAGTTGATGCTCACGCTCTGGGCATCATCCGGGTTCACGTTCAGGCTTGCGGAAGTCAGTACAACCTCAGTCGAGATCGAACGGCTCAGCGTTTCGGACAGCGTGCCACCCGAATACACGGCGTCAATGTAAAGCTTGACGGCGGTGCCGGTTTGACGACGCTGCAGCACATCGCTGATCAGACGGTTCGACATAGCCGAGTCGGCATCCGTGAAGTACACGGTGGTCGTGCCAGTAGCATCAGCAAAGCTGGTCACGTAAGTCCTGAAAGGAGCAAACTGACCATTCGGGACGCCGATGGTGGTTACGTCGATCTCAGCTCGCGTGATCTCCAGGCTCCAGTCCCGAACCTGGGCGATCGGGGCGAAGGCCTTGTAGACGATGGTGGCCAGCTGGCTGCCAAAGTTGGTCGGAGCAGCGGTTGCAGTAGCAGCCGTGCCGCCAACAGTGCTGGAAAGCGTCATGATCCCAGTTGCGGGATCATACGTCTTCACGAAGTAGTCGCCAGCCGCGATGGCATTGGTGACAGTCGCACCAACGGGATAGGTGAGGGTCACGGGGTCATCGACCTTGAAACCCAGGAAATCACCAACCGTGATATTGCTGCCGGTGGTGGGAAAAGCAGAGGCGCCGAGGCAGGCCTGGGTGTTTGCCGGCTTATACCAGAAAGCGCCCGAAGTGCCCGTCAGTACCGTGGTGTCACAGGACATGGACTTTGAAGAAATGAACAGCAGTGCGGGCACTGCCCGATGTACCAATCCTAGCCACCACCTCGTTTCAGGCCGAATGAGAAGCCGTAGCCGGTAAGGTCAGTCCTTAGCCGAGATTGGTCGCATCCCAGGAAGCAGACATTCTCGCCATGAAATGCGGCTGCTCCTGATCCATGTAAAACATCGGACCGGAAATATCGCGAACTCTCACAAAGGTTCCTGTCGCCGGCTTTTTTGTTGAGCCGAGATTCTTCAGGACGCAGGAAGCCGTTTCGGCAAGCTGTCTTGCACGCCTTCCGCCATTCCCCTTGCGCGTAAAAATGCGGATGATAATTGCACCGCGAGCGCGATCAAGGCTTTCTTCGAGAGCGGTTTCACTTGTTAGGCCAAATGTGATGTTGACCATCACGTACTCGCCAGGGGGATCCGGCGACATGGCAATGAGGTTATCAAAGTAGATGCTGACAGGGGGAGTGAGCGCAGCAAATGCACTGTTGAGCGGGGTTTCAAGTGCTGCGCAGATTGCTTGGTAGTTCAATTGACGACCACTCCACTGTCACCCTTTCTAAAGGCAAGTCTAACGACGCGCTTCACATCGGCAGACATCTCACCGCCGCGAGCATAGTTTTCATACCAATCACGCTCTGCGGTTGACACATTTGTCCCCTGCGGGTCTGGCTTGACATCCCAACGGAATGTAGGCCCTTTTTCCCTGATGCCATATACTGGTTTGAACTCAATTCCACCAACCGGCTTTTCGGGCGTCTTCGGCTTTATCCACCTGCCTTCAAGAATATCCATTGCATACAGCGCGTATGGCGAAGTATTCACAATTTCAAACACCGTCACTCTTTGCAAAGCCTTGACAGTTGTTTTCAGCTGTGGAACGTCTTGGATTCTGTAGGGGTATCCCTTGGGTGATGGCTGATTCTTTGCGAAACCACCAAGCGCGTTGGCTCTCCAGCTATTACGGAAGTCTCCGCTATAGGCCGGACCCTTGGCAGCGAGTCCATTCATGATCTCAGCAGCTGCCCTTCTCGCTGCGTTGTTAATATCTCTTTTGATCCTTTCTGGAACTTCCGACCATGGCTTGCCGCTGAGGGGATCTTTTTTGCCCCTCCTTGCGATTGTGCTTGGCCTGGGCTTACTCGGCCTTCTTGGGGTTGCCATGCCTGGGACTGCAACTCTTGCTTAATTGTAGCCCAACAGGTAATCAAAGTGCCAAAAATGCTAAACGCGCTTCCAAGTGGCCGAATCGCTCCAGCTTCCAGCCTTGACGGCTCTGATCGGCTTGTTAGGTAGGCATCCCCTCGGCATCACAGTTGCAGGTCCATCCCACACCGAAATGCTGCCGATGATTTCAGCCGTTCGTCCGCTTGGCACTTGAACTACTGCTGGCTCACCGTTCGATCCGTAGACATCGCCAATGACGATCAGATCATTCAGAGCGAGAAGCTGAAGGATCGGCTTGCGGATCCAGCGGATGAAGCTCCTGTAACCTTCAGTCATCGTTGCGCCCTCCGGTGGCGTGATGGTCATGGACCGGGTGCTGCAAGCACGCCGGTCCGACCAATCATACACCTACGTCTCAAGAGCGTCTTGCACGATGTCGCCGACCTCCTGGGTGGTTGCACAGTTCGCAACGCGAGAAAGCTCTGGCGTCAATTCAGTTCGCACTTCATCTGCAATCTGGCCAGGAGTCGGCACTGTTGGCGCGTTCGTCAGGCTCGTAGCCGTATCAGTCAGCGTGACGCGGGCCAGGGTGTCAGACGGCTTCAGGCGGCTGCTCACCGTGGCGTCGATTCGCGATAGTTCCGTGCTCAGCTCGGCGCGGACCGCTGTGGCATTGTCGGCAGCGCTGGGGCCTGGGTTGGCCGTGAGCGTGCGGGTGGCCGCGCTCCAGGCCGTGGTGGCGATACTGGCGGCACTCGGCGGCGCCGTGTAGCCGGAAGAGGGCAGCCGGCTGCTGACGGTGGCATCCAGGTTGCCCAGCTCCGGGGCCAGCTCTGTGCGCACCTGAGCTGCAGTCAGGGTCGAGCGGGTGGCGAGGGCGCCGCCGGTCCGCTCCAGATCTGCACGGATGGCGGCCACCAATGCCACTTGATCAATGTTCTGGTTGCCAATTGCACCAACAATTGCATTCAAAATTGCCTGACCGTCATTTTCGTTCAAGATTGACTGTTCAACTGCTGTTGCAATCGCTTGCCGTTCTCCGCTGGTGAGGGAGAAGCCGGTTCTATCAAGGGCGCTGTTGACAGCGGTGGCAATAGCAGAAGCGGTTGGGGGAGTCGTATAAGAAGAGGTTGCAAGCCTTGTTGAAATTGCAACGTCAAGACGCCCCAGTTCAGTGCTCAGCTCGGTGCGGACAGCCGTGGCGATCTCGGCCTCTGTCGGCACATCCGGGGCGTTGGTGAGGGTGGTGACGGTATCGGCCAGGGTGCCACCAGGCGCGAGCCGGCTGCTGACGGCGTCGTCGATCCTGCCAAGCTCAGTTGCCAGCTCCGACCGCACGGCGGTTGCGGCCTCGGCGGCAGTGGGCAGGGCATCGAGCTGCGTGTCCAGGTTGGCGCTGGCCAGGCCTACGGCGGCGCGGATGCTGGCGCCATCAATGGCAGCAGTGCCGGTGGTGGCATCAACGGGCACGCCAAGCGCCACGGACCCGGCAGGGGGGACGGCGCAGGTGCCGGTCAGCTCACCAGCAGGGCCGTAGACCGTGCCGCTGCGGACGTTGCTGGTGGCTGGGTTGCCGCCTACAGAGTCGGCGGTGTAGAGACTGCGGATGATTCCTGACCCACCTACCCTAACCTGATAGTAAGTAGAAGAAGGGCTGGCTATCCAGCCCCATCTTATTGCGTAAATCGGATTGATTCCATTTATTGAAGTCAAAAGCGGGCCGGTTACTAACACTTGAGCGGCACTGCTGGTGCTACTGACACCAGCAGCGCTGCCCGACGCCGTGATTGTGCCATTCACGGTAAGACTTCCCGCCCCTGTTAAACCGATTCCGGCTGCGACACCGGCATTTACACTTCCAACTACTGAAATTGAACCAGTACCATTGCTAAAAATTGCACTTCCGATAGCGGCAGTTACGGTGCCCGTAACATTAACAGTTCCTGAAGATGTGAGTCTAATCGCCTCGGCATTGGAAACAGCGGAAACATTGCCTGTGAAGTTAAAAGTTCCTGAAGAACTAACCCTGACGCCACCAGTGTCAGTGGTAGAGCCTAGAATATTGGGTACAATTGATCCGACCATGTTTAGGGTGCCGGTGCCGTTGAAAAGTATTCCGACAGCGCCTGCTGATGCTCCATTATGATTTCCATTAAGCTGAACTGACGTACCAGTATTGTTAGATACCGTTAAAACTGTTGCAGTGCTTGCGATAGTATTTGCCGTCAGCGTGATTCCATTGGCACTGATTAAAAACCCACCACCCGCCGTCACCCCCGTCGTACTCGCGTTGCTTATCTGCAGCACCGTCGGGCTGACATCAATCGTCACCGTGAACGTATTGCTATACACATCATCCGCCGCAGTCGGCAACGCCCCGGTGTTCCACACCGTTGGGTCAGACCAGTTCCCAGATTTGACCGCCCGAACGATTGCCATGACTCACAGCCCCTTTGCATCAATGAACGCCTGAGCCGCTGCCTCCAGCGCCTGCAGGAATCCAGCCACCGCTGGGTCGCTCGCAGCAGCCTCCACCGCATCGCCATAGACCACCGCCTGCGCTGCATCATCCAGGCGCTCCGGGCCATCCGGGCCCGCCCGGTAGGGCGTCAGCCGCACTGCAATGCTCACGCCCATCCCATCGGCGTGCCACATCGGAGACAGCGCCAGGTTTGCCGCCAGCCGGTCAAAGACCTTGCCGTCGCGCTCAACAGGTCGGTTGGTGTGGAGAGCCATCGGATCAGGTGTAGGTGTGGCCTGCTCGGCCGGTCCAGGTGACGTTGACTGCCGTGCCCTTGCTGGTGCGGACGCCAGCAGCGTTGTAGATGCTGCGGGTGATAGTCCAACCAACTGAAGATTCGGCCAGGCCATAAACACCGCGACCGACGTAAATAACGCCTTGGGTGTCTGTATCGACTCTGACCTCCTTCACTTCTCTGGCTCTTTCCGGCAGCTGAGTTGGATCACTTGTATCCACCACCATGATAGACCTGCCGATAACAGAGTGAAGTATTGGTTTTGAGCCTCTGTGCGTCAGCGGAGTGATTATCTTGGCTGTGATAATCAACTCAGCCTGAGCGTATTCAATGCAATCATCTGGCTTTGGAAAATAGTCGCCAAGATACGAAGCTGGAATCAGAAACTTTGTATCCGTGATTCTGATTTCACCATTCACGTCATCCGGCGCTACATTCAACGGAATGACAGATGTAGTGACTCTCGTGTCTGCGACGACCGGTGTTTCAAAGGTTCCGGTAGCAGGATCGTACACCTGCTCGCTATTCGCAACCTTAATGTAAGTTGCCGAAACACCCCACTGATCAATCAGTGGAGTTGGAATGGATCCAAAAACGTCGTCAACGAGTGACATGATCAGAGGCGGTTATTCCAAGAACCGCCATAAGGCCAAAGCTGGCCGTTGATCATGCGAACGCCACTTGGTTTCTGCCTGGTCACAAATCCCCTGTAGCCGATGCGGGCAGTAGATTCACGCCTGACCTTCGGCTGATAGAAGTCCCCGCGAATCATGTACTTTGCAAAGATGTCCATTGAGTACGGGGGAATGAACAGAGCGCCCGTCTGTGCATTTCCGCTTTTGTCAAACTTAACTCTCAGATCACTCCGGCCAAGCTCAACCTCTTCGTATTCACTGTTCTTTTGGCGTTTCGATCCGCCATCAGCATCCTGAATTCCGGTGTAACCGCCATTGATACCAAGAAATGCTGCCATGTAGGCAACACCGACCTTGAAGTCAAGCGGCAGCTCATCAACCTGAGAGTAGTAATAGTCAGCAATCAAGAGGCGTGGCCATGCCAGGCTTTGCTCTTGTGTTGCAGGACGACCTTTCCATTGCAGAGGATTGATCGCCATCGTCGCGGTGATCAATGTCTTCTGCTTATTTGAATCTGATAGCGCCAGCCACTGCTGCACGCCATAGCTAGGTGCGAGATCTTGAAGCAGAGCCGTGGCCTCAGCCACCGACAGGTAGTAATTGGCGTCAGGCGCCCCCAGCGTCGAGACAAAGGCCACGATTCATCCTCAGGCGGCAGGAGCAGGCTCGGGAGCAGGCGCCGGCTTGGGCTTCGGCTTCACGGTAGCGGCGGCCTTCGGGGCAGGCTCAGGGGCCTTCTCGGCGGCCTCTGCGGTCGCCTCTTCAGCCTGGGCCTCCTTGGCGGCCAGGGCGGCTTCACGCCGCATACGAAACGTTCCAGCACTCATGATGAAAGTCCAGATAGAGAGAAGCCCCGGCGAACCGGGGCATTTGCAGATCGGGAAAGCGATCAGACGAAGCAGCGCATCCGGGTGATACGGATGTTGCGGTCGTCATCGAACACCTTGACCCAGTTGGCACCAGTTGCCAGTTCGGTGTTGCTGGGGGCAGCCTTCGCCGAAGTACCTTTCCAGCTGATCCCGTTCGGGTGAACGAGGTAGTGGGTGCGGTTGATCAGGTAGTCGATGCCCAGGAACTTGTCGCGATCGGTTTCAACCGGATTCTTGGCGGGAGCAGTCGCGTAAGCGAAAGCACCAGGGCCGAAGAAGTAGGTGTCATGGACATCGGTGGAACCGGTGCCAGCACCAACGGCGACGGGCAGCTTGTCATCCACGAACACCGGGCGACCCAGATAGGTGCCCTTCTCCAGAGCCTGCTCGGAGAGGCGGGTGTCCAGCTGCGAGGTGCTGGAAGACGGAACAATCAGGTCCATCTTCATCAGAGCGTAATAGACCGGCGAACGCATCATGATGCCGGTCAGCTCGTCACCTGCATCACCCAGCTTGGCGATGCCGTCCACCATCAGGGACTGGGACAGCTGCGAGGAGGTGCCGCCGACAGCATGGCTGGTGGCCAGGGGACCGCCGGAAGCGAAAATGCCCTGCAGGATCGAAACGCAGGTCTTCTGCATGTCGCGGATCCAGTAGCGACCGGTGCTGCGGGCGATGGCCTGCATCGGGTCGGAACCGGACAGATCGGCAGCCAGGTCGGAAGACTTCCAGCTCTTGGGCGCATGTTGCGCACACCGACCTGCAGATCACCTGCAATGTCGGTCGGGGCGGAAGCTTCGGTATCCGAGTCGATTTCGGAATCGCCGGACAGATCACCGAAGAAGGGGAGGTCGATGGTTTTGCCGCCCTTCTGAAATTCAGATTGGATGGCAGCGTTCGTGACCATCAGGCCGGAAGTAACCAGGGCATTCTTGTCCTGGATTTCTTCCTGCTGATAGTCAAGGAACAGCTCGGGGATAAGGGGAACACCTGCGAGAAGCATTGTCCTAAAGCGGGTTTGTGGAAATTTGGTTCAGCTTCACAGCACTGCTGCCAGACCGCGTACGGTCGCTGCTGCGAGGCACTGCCTCTCTTGCCAAATAATAGCCAAAGAAAAAGCCGGGGTTGCCCCCGGCCCATTTCCTCATGACTTGACGAAGCTAAAAGACTTTTGCCCGTTGATCTGCTTTATCGGTAAACCAACAAGAAGCCTGGTAGCGCTCGATACAAGTCAGTTCAGTGTGTAACCCTTGCCGGTCAGCACGGCTTTCTCGCCGGAGTCCAGGGCGGCCCAGCCAGCACAGCCGCTGGCGGTGATGACCTTGGTGCCGGTCACGGTGGGAGCAGCTGCAAAAAGCTCATTGAGCTGAGCTTCAGTGAAAGCGTCGGGGAGAATGAAAGTAAAGTTCTTCAGGCCACGGGCACAAAGAACGATGGCAGACAGAACTTCATCAACAGCGGTGGCGGACTGAACGCCGCGCATGTTGACGTTGGTGCGATAGGCGCCACTGACAGTCATTGGAAGTCGGGGAAAGTGTCTGCGGACATGGTAGACAGTCCCGAGATTCAGCCAGAATCAAGAAGAAGTCCTAGGTAAAGCCTAAGCAAAATGGAAAGGAGAACCTGGGATACACCTGTGCGGGAAGGGTGGAATCCCATCATTCATCACATGCTTAAAGCTATTGACAGCCACAACCGAATGTACTTTCGGACAGGGGACAACTGGCACTTGTTGAAAGCGGAAGAGCTTAGGCGGTATGTAGTTGAGCTGAAGGACTG